TAGAAGCCCTTCGGCAGCACATCGCCTTCCTTGAGCGAGCCGAAGCCGGCCGCCTGCCAGGTCAGGCCCTCACCGATCAGGCCATTGGTGACGCCAACACCCAGTGATGCGGCCATGACGGTCTGCAACTCGGTGAGGCCTCGATCGGTCTGCGCAACCTTCGGGCTGGCGGCCAGCTTGTTGAACTGGTCGGTCTGGACGCGGTTCACCAGCCAATCGAGCCCGTAAATTTCGTCGAGGTATGCATCGCCGAAGCAGGTGCCGTTGACCGTGATGCTCGCCTCGTTGTCGAAGGTGGCGAAATAGTTGTAGCGCTTGTTGTCCAGCGCGTTGGCCTGGCTCGACCGCAGCGATTCCGCCGCGATGCCGATGATCGTCTTCCATGCCACGGTCGGCATCGTGTTGGAGCCGCTGAAATCGGTCGTCAGCAGCGAGCCGAAGATGCCGGCCACGGCATAGGGCGAGGTCGTCAAGTAGATCCCGAACGTGCGCTGATAGCCGGCCTGCTTGAGCAGCGAGCCGATATCGGCCGAACTGTTGCCGTCGATCGCCGTCGTCGCCGAAACCGTGATGCCATAGGCGTGGATGCCGGTTTCGATGTAGGCGGCGATGGCCTGGTGGTCGCTGTCGTTCGGCATGGTCGAGGCCGCGAACATCAGGCCCCACCAATAGGTCGGCAGGTCATCGAACAGGGTGACGGCGGCCAGGGCCGTTTCAGCCGCGATCCCGGCCACGACATAGCCGCCGCTGGTGGAGAGGCCGCCGAGCAGTCCGGCCAGGCTGGTGCCGCTGTTCGGCGCGGTCAGGAACGCAACGGCCGACGACGTGACGGTGGTCGCCGACTTGAACACGAACCGGGTGCCATCCCAAGTGCAGGTCGCGCCCACCGATGCGCTGGTGAGTGCCGCACTGATGATGGTCGCCACGTTGGAAAGGCTGGTGGCCGCCGAGAGGTTGATGCCGCTGACGTTGACCGGCGAGCTGGCGCCATCGACGGCGATCTTGAATCCGCCGCTGGTCACTGCCGTGAAATTGGACAGGGCCTGCTGGGCCGAAGTCAGGATCGCGCCCTTGAGCAGCCCGGCCGTAGCGGTGCGCGCCCAGCGCCCGATGAACAGGCTGGCGGGCGCCGGCTTCTGGCTGAAGAAGATCAGAGCCGCCGCATATTCCGGTGCCGAGGTGCCGAAGTCCGCTGCGACGTCGGCCGCGCCTTCATAGGTGCGCATCCGTTCCGTCACGTCGATGACGTCGCTATCGCCCAGGATCAGCAGGGTGTTGATGTTCGCATAGCTGGCGGCCGCAGCCGTCAGGGACCACGACGCCTTGATCAGGCGCGAGGTCGGCAAGCCAGTGGTCATGGGGGACTCTCCGGTCAGTCGTCGGTGGTGACGGAAATGGTTCGGGCCAGGCCCGCATCTGTGGTGGCGTCGCCGTCGACACCCTCGATGCTCAGGATCGGGTAGACATCGACGATGGCGCGGCGGAAAACGAAGGTGACGTCGATCCGGTTGGACCAGCGGTTGTTGATCAGGACCGGTGCCTTGACAGGCTTTTCGGCATACATCAGGGCGATGCCGGCAGACGCCAGCACCTCGCGGTTCTGCTCGATCTGGATGCCGTTGCGGGCCATGCGCGCCGCCTGCTGGGCCTTGTCGCCGTAGAAGCTGGCCATGACATCGAGACGCTCATGCTGCACCAGCTTGTAATCGCCCTCGGCGCGCATGCCCTGCTGGGCGAAATCGTCGTCATCGATCGCCATGACGCCGACGCTGGCCCAGGTTCCATCGAACTGCGGTGCCGTGGCGGGCTCGGGATTGAACCGGCGGACGACGCGGCGCGGATCCAGCCCGGTGATGCCGGCAATCGTGACACGGAACAGGTCATCAAGCGCTTCGTCATTGACCGGCAGGGGGCTGGTCGGCAGCAGGAAGCCGCTTTCGCTGCTATCCCGGCTCATTGCGCCACCTGGCCGCGACTGACCTTGCGAGCCAGCGCCGCGATGAAGCCGGCTCCATAGGTCGTCCAATCCTGCACCAGGAACACCTCGTAGACGTCGCCCAAGAACACCACGATGTCGGACTTGAACTGCACCAGGTCGGTCGGGATCACGGCGTTGCCGTAGAGGTCGGTCTGCACCGGGCCGAACGGCAGCGGCGGCGTCGCGCTGGTCGACGCGCCCTCGGCATAGAGCCGGAAATCGGTGTAGATCGTGATCAGGTTCTCGACGCTGTCAGGTCGGCCTGGCGCAGCATTTCAGGGTTCGCACCGGACTGGATCGATCCCAGCGGGGCCGGGTTGATCAGGGCCGGCGCCGCGGTTTCGACGCCATTGCCGCCATAGGTGATCTGTCGGCGCCAGATGGTCATGGGCTGAAAGAAGTCGGGATCGCCGATCAGATCATCCATGTCCAACATCAGCGCTTGCCCTTCTTCGTGCCGGCCGGGCGAACGACGGAGTCGATGTTGCGGCGGTATTGCCCTTTATCGAGCAACGGCGTTGTGCCTTCGCGGCCCCGGCGTTGGCGTTCCTTGATGGTGCGCTCAGCCAGCGGTGGATCGATGCCATCGGTGATCAAGTTTTTGACAGACGATGCGACCGTGTGACCGACCTTTTTGTGGGCGTCACGGATCAGAGAGACGTTGCCATCCAGCACCTTCGGAGCAACTTCTCGGTATATCTTTTCCACTTCAGGCAGTGCCTTCTGCGTGCCCGGCACCAGATGGGGGCGGGCCGGGATGTTGGCCTCGGGCGATCCGAATTCTTGGAGATAGCCGATCTCGGCGTTGTTCAGCGCTGGGCGGGGTTCATCCGGCTCGGGATCGCGAAAGGCCTTTTCCGAAGGGATGCCCACCAGCACGCGGTCTTTGACAAGCGCCTTGAGTGCAGCTTTGACGGCGGCGGTCCGGTCCTTTGTGACGGTCGTTCCATTGCTCACAGTTGCCGCCCGCCCGATCCGACCATCAGCGCCAGTTGCCAGAACTGCACGCCATAGGTGGTGGAATTCCAGTCGCCGGAACCTTCCAGCGTCACCGCCGAGACGTCCTGGCTCTTGGACAGCTTGTCGATCGACTTGGCCGTGGTCGGGCCGTCAATGGCGCCGACGGCACCGCCCTTGGCTGCGGCGATGGCATTCTTGCGCTGCACCGCCATGTTGTGGGCGATGAACAGCATGTAACCGTGGTCGAGCAGCTCGCACCACCGATCGGCGCGCAGGCGCAGTGCGGCAATGCCCTGCCAGAACGTGAAGCTGGCCTCGGGGTATTGGGTCTGGTCCGAAAACTCGGGGAAGGCGGCAATGAAATCCGAATAGGCGAATGCCATGCAGCCCTCCCCAGGCAAAAGAAAAGGCGCCAGAAAGCGCCTCGTTCAACCAGCGATCAGGACGGGATCAGTCGACGCCGTCGCGATAGCCCAGCGTCTCGGGATAGACGGTCTCCACGCGGCCCAGGCGGCCATAGTAGGGCACGTCGATCCAGATGCCGCGATATTGCGGCTGCATTGACTGGAGCGGCACCATTGCAAAGCGCACATAGGGTTCATAGCGGCTGTAGGCCACCATGCGGCCATAGGTCGCCGCCGCACCGCCCGGCCCGTTGAGATTGGCCTTGTCGAGCCACTTCACCGGGTAGATTTCCAGGTCGATGTTCTTCTGGGCCGTGAAGACGTTGTTCTGCTTCACGTATTCCAGAATGCTGATGTTGCCGGCTTCCGAGACCTTGGTGGTCGCGATGTAGCCGAACGCGCTGGGCGAGAGCAGCACGTTCTTCGGCGGGGCCTTGTAACCCGACGCCGCCCAGACCGAGGTCAGCAGTTCGTTGAAGTCGGCGGTGATTTCGTCCGGCGACTTCGTGATGAACGGCAGGCCCGATGCGGCGCCGGCGGCAACGTTGCCGGTGTTGGTCACGAGCGAAGCATTGATCAGGCCGGTGGCGCTGATGGAGGGATCACCGATATAGACCATCTGGTCGGTGTCCATCTGGTGCTTGAGGTTGAGCCCGGCCAGCATCTGGGAATCGATCGGGCGGCCAAGCTGCTGGGCGCTCAGCAGTTCGGTGATCGTGTAGCTGACCGTCTCGGTCCAGAGCGTCAGCGGGTTCACGATCTTGGCGATATCGACGTTGATCCGCGAGATCGTGGTCGTTTCGCGCCCGGCCCAACTGATGCCGCTGGACGAGGGGCCGCCGGTCGAGGCGAAGTTGGACGTGGTGTAGGACGAGTTTTCGTCGCCCAT